AGAACCATATTCTGAGTGGTTGTTAAAATGTACTGGTAAGAGGTATCGTTATGCTCAGAAAAGTTAAATTATACGGAGAACTCGCAGAGTTTATTGGACATAAAGAACTTGATGCAGTAATAACTTGTACTGCCGATGCTATAAGGTTTTTAGTAAGCAATTTTCCAAAATTAGAAAAACATATGTCAGAAAGATATTATAAAATTTTAGTTGAAGATTATGAAATAGGTGAAGACGATATACATAATCCTATAGGTCAATCTGATATTAGTATTGTTCCTATCATTAGTGGTGCAGGGGGTAATACAGGAAGATTTCTACTAGGAGCAGTCTTAATAGGAAGCAGTTTCCTTTTCCCAGGTGCAGGTTTATTCGGAACAACAAGTATATTTGGAGCGGCCGCAGGTGCAGGTATAGGAACTACGGCTGGAACAATTTTAAGTGGTATTGGTGCTTCTCTTGTTCTTGGTAGTGTAAGTGATATGTTATTTCCGCAACAGCAACCACAAGATTTTAATAACGAACAAGATCCTAGAATTTCATTTAGTTTCTCTGGGGTGCAAAATACTAGCCGTGCTGGAACTAGCCATCCAATTTGTTATGGAGAAATCGTGACTGGCTCAGTGGTGATTTCAGCGGGAATCGACACTAATCAGGTATCAGCATGACGGATAAAATTATTAGAGGAGCAGGTGGACCTCCTCCCACGCCACCTCCTCCTTTTCGAGCTCCTGATACATTAAATAGCAGACAGTTTGCATCAATACAGGATCTCATTTCTGAAGGAGAGATAGAAGGTTTTGCCACTCCCTCAAAAGCAGGGTTATCTAAAGGATCTACAGCTTATAACAATGCAGCATTAAAAGACATATTTCTAAACGACACTCCAATCCTTAATGCTAGTGCTAGTAATACAAACCCACAAACGGCAGATTTTAACTTTCAAAATGTAGGCTTTACACCTCGTTTTGGAACATCAAACCAATCCCACGTTCCAGGTATAGAGGGTAGTCAATCAACAACTGCTGTAGGAGTTACAGTCACAAATTCTTCTCCTGTCACTCGTCAGATAACAAATACTGCTGTTGATGCTGCGAAAGTTACCATTACATTTCCGCAGCTACAAAAAGCTACAGATGAGGGTGATTTATTAGGTTCTTCTGTAAATTTAAAAATACAAGTTCAATACAATAGCGGTGGTTTTACAGACGTAATCAATGACACCATTACAGGTAGAACTGCTGATGCGTACCAAAAAGAATATCGTGTTTCTTTCACGGGTTCTTTTCCTGTTGATATCAGAGTTTTAAGAGTTACAGCAGATAGTAGTTCGACTCAACTTGTTGATGCTTTTACTTGGACAAGTATTAGTGAGATAGTTGACGATAAACAGACTTATCCCAATAGTGCTTATACAAATTTAAGGATAGATTCTGAACAGTTTAGCTCGATACCAAAAAGATCTTTCCGTATTCGTGGTGTAAAGGTGAGAATCCCAGGTGCAGGTGCTTCTAGTTCTGGCACTCCCACTGTTGATTTGCAGACAGGAAGAATAATTTATCCAAGTGGTTATATATTTAATGGAACAATGGGTGCTGCTCAATGGTGTTCTTGCCCTTCTTTAATACTGCTTGATCTTCTTACTACTGAAAGATATGGTTTTGGAACGCATATCACAGACAGCAATTTAGATTTATTCAGTTTTATTGCTGCTAGTAAGTATGCTAATGAGTTAGTAGATGATGGTTTTGGAGGACAGGAAGCTAGGTTTAGTTGCAATGTAAATATACAGGGATCAACAGAAGCGTTTACTTTGATAAATGAATTAGCTGGAGTCATGAGATGTTTTCCTATCTGGTCTGAAGGTTCTGTTACTATTTCGCAAGATAGACCAACCGATCCAAGTTACTTGTTTAGCTTGGCTAATGTAGGAGAAGGTGGTTTCAGTTACTCAGGTAGCAGTCTTAAACAAAGACATACAGTTATAAATGTCAGTTATTTCAATATGGATAGCAGAGAAATAGATTATGAGGTTGTAGAAGATACGTCTGCTCAGAATAAGCTAGGAATAATTAAGAAAGATGTAAAAGCTTTTGCTACAACTTCTCGTGGTCAGGCCCAGAGATTAGGTAAAGCAATACTATTTAGCGAACAACAAGAAACTGAGGTAGTGAGTTTCACTACATCAATAGATGCTGGAGCGATTGTAAGACCTGGATCTGTTATCTCTATCAATGATCCAGTAAGGGGAGGAGAACGTAGAAGTGGTCGGATAAAATCGGCTACAACTACTGCTATAACAGTTGACAATGTAAAAGACTTGAGTACATTTACAGGAACAAATAAAAAATGCAGTGTGATATTACCTGATGGATCAGTAGAGACAAAAGATATAACTAATATTTCTAGTAATGTTATAAATTTAAGTTCTGCTTTATCACAAACACCAAATGTAAACAGTATTTGGCTTGTTCAAAGTTCTACCTTAGAGGCTCAAAATTATAGAGTTATATCAGTAGAAGAAAAAGATGGAGTAAATTTTTCTATTACTGGACTGACTTATTTATCTGGAAAATATGCAAACATTGAACAAGGTATAAGTTTACCTGCAAGAAATATATCTTTATTAAATGAACCAAAAAATCCTCCATCAAACTTACAAGCATCAGAAAGAATTGTAATTATAAATGCTTTGGCCGTTACAAAATTAATAGTATCTTGGGTATCTGTTACAGGTGTTAGTCAGTATCTTGTCCAGTATAGATTTAACAATACAAACTGGGTAAGTGAAATCGTATTTAGACCAGACTTTGAGTTACTAAACACTGAAGCTGGAACGTATGACTTTAAGGTTTTTTCATATAATGCAGCATTAAAATTGTCAGCTACATCAACTAACTTAACTTTTAACGCTGTAGGTAAAACAAATCCACCTGCAAATGTTCAGAACTTGTCTATAGAACCAATTACTAATAAGTTGGTAAGACTTAGATGGTCAAAAGCTGTTGATCCTGACGTTTTGCACGGAGGACGAGTTTATGTAAGGCATAGTAATTTAACCAATGGAAGTGGTACGTTCCAAAACTCAGTCGATCTTGTCACTGCTTTAGCTGGTAATACTACAGATGTTGTTGTTCCTTCTTTAGAAGGAGAGTATATTCTTAAATTTCAAGATGACCAAGGAAACTTTAGTGTTGGAGAAACTTCTATAATTCAAGATTTACCTGATCTTATTGATACTCAGGTAATTATAGATGGTAGTGATGTTAGAGAGGATTTAACAACACCACAATTTCAAGGCGCAAAAACAAATACAACATTTAACAACACAACAAGTGCATTACAGCTTACCGATCCATCAGTTGTAAAAACGGGAACTTATGTACAGAACAATGGCAGTAATGCTAATGTAGCTGGTACAGTCATAACAATCACTAGCACATCTCATGGTATAGCTGTAGGTGAAAGATTAAAATTTAATTTTATTGGAGGCCAAGCTGTAACTAGTGAATATACTGTCATTTCTGTTCCTAACGCAAATACTTTGACCATTACTGCTCCTAATAGTAATGTTACGAATGGAAATGTATCTATAGATAGAGGTTTAAGAGGAGAATATGCTTTTAATGATATTGAAGATTTAGGTGGTGTATTTTCTCTTGATTTAAAAAGAGTTATACGTTCTGTTGGTTTTATTATAGGAACTGATATAGAAACCTTAATTCCAAGTGGGTCTTTTTGGGATGACTATGCAACTAATGGTAATTTCGATGGTTTAGCAGCAGATGAGGCAAATTGTCAGATACAGGTAGCCACATCACAAACAGCATCAGGTAGTTTTGGTGCATTTAATAATTTTGCAAATGGCACATTCAAAGGTCGCAGATTTAAATTTAAATTAATACTCGAAACTACAAATATTGCACAAAACATGAATGTACAACAAGCAGGTTTTACCGCAGAGTTTCAATCGAGAACAGAACAGAATTATCAGACAGGCAGTGGAACGTCTACATTCCCTCAAAATTCTGGAACTTCTACTTCTGGACTAGATGTAACTTTTGCAAAACCATTTTTTGTAGGTACTTCTAGTTTAGGAGGGCTTCGTCAATATAAACCTTCACTTGGAATAACAATAATGGGTGCTGCTGCTGGAGAATATTTTGTAATTAAAACAGATTCAAATGGTGATTTTCTTAATGCAGCGGGCAATATAGTTACTGGTATAGGATTTAATATAAAAATATTAGATAGTAATAACAATCCAATAAATAAAAAATTTACTTTTCAAGCTGTTGGATATGGCAAAGGGGTGTAATATAAAGAAAAACATTGTTTAGATGGCCCAGGTAAGTGATTACAATATAGCTAATGCCAGCGGAGCTTCTGTCCGTAGCGATTTAAATGCTGTATTTAGTGCAATTAAAACATTAAATAGTGGTGGTTCTGATCCTTCTAATACAGAAGCATTTATGCCTTATGTTGATACGGCAGATAATAATAATTTAAAAATTCGTAATTCTGCTAATAATGGATTTACAACTATTGGGCCTGTTAATACTGCAAATTTAGGATTACTACCAAGAGCAGGTGGTGTGATGACAGGAGTTTTAGGTTTACCAAGTCAAACGGCTGCCAATCCATCTGTTCATTTTGGTGATACAACTACAGGATTTTTTAAAAGAGGTTCTAATCAGATAGGTGTATCTGCTTCTGGTACAGAACAATTATCTTTTGATCAAAATGGAATATTTTTACGTTTACAGAATGAAGTTAGATTTGGTGACGCAAATAGTTCTCATTATGCAGCAATAAAAGCCCCAAGTACAATAACTACAAACTATACACTTACTCTTCCAACGAGTGATGGGAATCCAAACCAATTTTTGAAGACAAATGGTAGCGGTGTTTTATCATTTGCAACAATAACGACTTTTTCTGGGGCTGCATCAGCATTAACTGGGAATACATTAGCAAGTGGGGTAACAAATTCAAGTCTTACATCTGTTGGAACTCTTGGATCTTTAACTGTCTCAGGAAATATCAGTGCAAATGGTAATATCAATGGAGATGGCAACACAAACATATCTAGTATTGGCACTCTTACGACTGCAAACGCAAATACAACTGTAACAAAAGCTAATTCATTTAGAAGTAATAACAGCAATACTCCTGTATTTGCAAATTCTAGTGGAAGTGAAACAGCCGCTGGAAGATTAGTAAGAGCCTTTTGTCATTTTGATTCTTATAGAGGAGGTAATGCAAACGATAACTATGCATCTATAAGAAGATCATTTAATGTTAGTTCTGTTACCGATCATTCAGAAGGTGTATTTACAATTAATTTCACTTCAAGCCTACCAAACAGATCTACGACCACAACTGCGATTGATTACCATAGATTTACTTTTAGTAATCATTGTCAATGTTATTTAGATTCTGAGAATGGTGCTAATGCCAATAATGTAAAAATTAGAATTATTGCTTCAACAAACTCAAGTGGAGTTTTAGATAAAAGTAGTGTTAATGTTATAAATACTTGATAAATTATAAATAAAACTATGTCAGAAATTAAACGTATTATTTATCCAGATGATGAAGGTGGAATATGTGTATTAATTCCAACAGGAGAAATGCCTTTTGAAGATGTCTGCAAAAAAGATGTGCCAGCGGGTAAACCATACATTATAGTTAATGCAAATGAATTACCTGATGGAGATTTTAGATCTGCATGGAGAGCAGATTTTTCTTCTCCTGATGGAACAGGGATGGGTCAGGAGGCTTATTTTGAATCATTATGAACTCTAAACTTTCTATAGACATGAATGTAGCTAAAGAGATGCACAAAAATCAAATAAGGGCTGCAAGACAAGCGAAACTAGAGGCTTTAGATATTGAATTTCAACGAGCTATTGAGACTTCTGCTGATACAAAAGATATTGTTGCTAAAAAACAAGCACTTCGAGATGCTACTTCTGCACCAGATATTGCAAATGCAACGTCAACTGATGACTTGAGAAAACAATGGGATAGCAGTATTCTAGGTACAACTCCTTATACATAAAATGGCAATTCAACCAGCCACATATAATATGACTG